GAGAACTTTTCAGAAAAGAATAAGAATGGAAAATCGAGAGCAAAAGCTTAAAGAAATCCGTAAATCTAAACAAGAAGAATACGGCACTGATTTTGGTGTAGCAATGAACGACATTGGACACCTATGGTCGGTTCTTCTTGGATTAGATGCAGCAATACCTGGTTATATGGTAGCCAATATGTATGTAGCAGCCAAGCTATATAGAACAAAAGAAAAATTCAAAAAAGATACTTACGTTGATGCAGCGAACTATCTTTATCAAGCAGAAGAAATGCACAAAGCAGAAGAAAAAATATTTAATACAGATGGAATAGTTAAGGATCAGGTTGATGGATAACATAATCAAATTTCCTAATACAACAGAAAAAGAATATGTAAATGGCACTAAACTTGCCAGAGAAGCTTTTACTAAAATGAAAGCTACAGAAGAAAATCTTAATTGGAGATTAAATTTTAACGATTGGAAAGAATATAAGCTAAGTGAAGCTGATGTTGAGCAAGTAGCACTATTTGGTGAACACATGAAGTTTGCACCTATAGTAGCATCAAGGCTAGCTTCAAAGTTAGCTGAGGTTCTTTGTATGGTTAGAAATTACAATCCTTATGATGAATTAATATGAGCAGAAAAAGTAACGATACAAATTATTTAACTTATGTGAGCTATCAGGCTTTTAGTTCTGATATGCCAGTCCACCAAATTAACGATAGTAAATGGTGGCTTAAGTATGAAAAAAAGCTTCCAGCGTTCTTTATTAATGCTGAGAAGGTGTTCCGCCAAATGCCAGCGGAATGCTTTTATTTAACCGCTGAACGATCAACCACTATGAATATGAGTAATTGGCAAAAGCAATGTGAAGATTATTTCGGCAAAACTATAGAGGAAATAAAATGCCTGACCATAAAAGAGGATCAAAAAAAACAGAAGCAGATTTAGCTTTCAATTCTGTTGTTGGTAGAAATATAAAATACCTAAGAAGAGCAAGAAAGCTTAACCAAACAAAAGTAGCTGATCATTGTAAAGTAAAATTTCAACAGCTTCAGAAATACGAAAAAGGATTAAATGGATGTAGCGCTTTCCGATTACATCAATTAGCTAAATTCTTTAAAGTTGGATTAGATGTCCTAGTTGATCCCAATATGATTACAAAACATAGAGGATTTACTGGAGATATGGATTGGCTTGATTACGAAATAGAAATTGACCAAGCATTAGAAAAGCAAGCTTTAAGAGAAGAAATTAAAACTGAGGAGACTGTTAAATGTCCGTAATCAAAGCAGATAAGGTTGAAATAGAAATACAAGAGCAAACTGATCCAGAGGCTGCTTGTCAATATATGACTGTTGTTAGCTATCAACCTGAAGGTTTGTTAAGCAAAGAAATAATTACTCTTGTTTTAACCGACACCAAACCGTTTATTAAAAAAACGATAGACTTAGGTAATCAAATTAAACGTAAAGAAGAAACGGTAGAACTACCTAAAGATAAAAAAGATTGGTTTGTTGGAAATAATATTAATGACAAAATATATACTGGCTCGTTGGATGAAATAAAAAATAAGTTAAAAAAAGACGAGGATGGTGGAAGATATTATAGAGGCAAGCTTACTCCAGACGGATTTTAATGTCTAAAATAATAAAAACTACTGAAGGTGATGCTCACTTTACATTAAAGGAAGAGTATGCAGATGAAGATCAAGCAATCAAAGGAACAAAACCTACTGACAGCGAAGTTACTATTGATGAGCTTAAGATTGAAAATATTAAATATAAATTAAAGGAGGTATTAAAAGATGGCCAAACTGGACCAAAAGCTACTGAGACTAGAGAAAAGGCATAAAGGTTTATCAAGAGTAACAGCTAGTATTAATGATCTTTATATATACGGAGTTTATGAAAGTAATTTTCCAGCACTTATGGAAATACTTAATGAAGCTAAAGATGCTTGTAAGGAAGAGCTTAGAGACACTCATGTTGAGATTGTAGCAGCTAACAAAGCTAACCTTGTTACTGACACACACGCTACAGAAACAAAAATAGAGGATGACTTTGCATCATGACACACGTTGGAATGTTTGAGGAAGCCTGGCTAAATGATGAGAACAAAGCATTGAAGAAAAGAATAAAAGAATTGGAAGGAATAAATAAGCAGCATCAAAAATTGAATGGTGAACTTCAACAAGAGAACAAAAGATTGAAAGAGTATATAGACAAGTTATCTGAAGAAAGAGATAATTTTGAAACATTAGCTAAACAAAAATAATGTCTTGTCCAGGTAAAAAGAAATACGATAAACAAGTTGATAGATCACCAAGATTAGAGAGAGATAACTTTATTGAAGATCATTCAATGATGAAGAAAGGAACTGCTATGAGGAAGCAAATTAATCAATATTGGAAAAAAAGAGCTGAAGAGAAGGAAAGATACCGCTTGAGAGCTACGCAGATTAACAAAAGTTAACCTACGCAAGCTCCAGTACCTATTTAAGCAACAAATTTTTTAGGAAAAATAACGATATTTGAATTTGGCAAAAGTCTTTTAACCTTTTTCCAGGTAGCTATTTCGCCAAATGTAGTGTGTGAATGAAATTGTTTTCCAAGTTTCTTTGAATAATATTTAACAGCTGAGAAGTCTTTAATTTTCATTAGTAACTCCGCTAGTTAAAGGTATAGCATTAATCAAAGATTGATCTATTTTAGCTTCGTGTTCAGCACCACCTCTTAAATTTAGATGCTTACCATATCTTCTTTTAGAAAATTTAGGATCTTTATGACCAATATAATTACACACAAAGTTGTCAGTTAATGGAACATTAGAGTTTTGTGCATCCCACAAACAAGTAGCAGCAAAGTGCCTAAATGTTTTAGTAGGTGCAGTTCCAAAGATAGACCATTCAACAACAACTCTTTTTTTATTTAATTTACCTTTTTCTCCAACTAACCTTACCTTTGCAAAGCCTAAATTATGATATGCTAAGTTAAGCATTTCTCTAATTGTTCTATCGCAAACTGGAACTATATATTCTTCGGTTTTCATTAAAGATGGAAATACCCAAGATATTTTGTGAGGTGTAAAATGTCTTGTATGTTTAGCTTTCCATTGAACTAGGATTGGCATTAAGTTTGGATGAATACGATAAGTTCTTCTTGAACCATCTTTTTTACCATAACCTTTTTCAGTACCAACTAAAGTTAATTCAACTGTTATAGTTTTATTAATTAAATCAATAGCTTTCCACTTAAGACCTCTTAACTCCGACATCCTCATTCCTGTAAATAAGAATAAAGCAACAATGGTAAAGTTCATCCAATCTTTAGTTAATGGATTAATTTTTTTTGTTGGATCAAAGTAAGCCATTAATCTTTCAGCTTGTTCTAGAGTAATCATTGGAGTTTCTTTAGATTGCATTTCTTTAGGATCAACTGGAATTAACTCTTCTTGATCTCTACATTTAAAGTCCTCCATTGGACCAATAGAAGTAATATAATTTTTTCTTTTGGCATACTTTAAAGCAGTCTTAAATGTCATAACAATATTTTCAGATTGTATCCATGACACGCCTAAGCTTATTAACTTTGTAAAAAAATCAACAGCAACACCTTCAGTTACTTCATTAACTAAAATGTTTGGATCAAAGTTAGGTGCAATATGCTTTCTATACATACTCATATATGGCTTCATGGACATATACTTTCCGCCTAACCTATCGTTCTCTCCAATTGCTATTTTATGTTCTGCAAATTCTTTATACAAATTTACAAAGGTTCTTTTAGAAACAAGAGCATTAGTATCAACAGCTTTAGCTCGTATTTTTGCTCTCTCTAAATTAACCTCACTCTTTAATGTAGATTTAAAAACAACTTTATATTTACCATCTACTTTTAAAAGCAGCCTATGATATTTACAGCCACCTTTAGGTTTTAGTATTTTTGTTAACGGCATTAACATATCCTTTCTTTTTTAGTTTCTGAGGATAGATATGCAAATAAAGTTTCCAAAAACCGCATACAAGAATTTGTGTTAACGATTAACATTTCGTTAACATTTTTTTCTTTGATGTTGTGATTTTGTAGGATTGGCAATGATTAAATAACCAAGTATTTATTAGATTATTTATATCAAGGATTGCATATTCTCTCATTGATA